GTATTTGGATCTCTTCCTAGAAAGACTTTAAGGGATTTAGGTTTAGATGATAGGAAGCTTAAAACTTATAGTGTTTTTGAATTGATAGATGTACTGACAGATGCTCACCCAGACTTGTCTTATGCTTTATGGAATTTTATCCGTCTTGGTAATAGTGGTTATTCTTACACAGTAAAGAAAATAGGTTCCGGTAAAGAATATCCGCAAGGCGTTAAGGAGATTGATGATTTATTTCAACGGTTAAGAATACCTAATATGGTTGGGTTTGAGAAATCTAAAAACATTGATAAAATAATAGACCAGTTTTTTATTAGTGCGATAACTAGAGGAGCTATAGCTTGTGAACTTGTTTTAACTCCAGATAAGAATGATGTTGCGTTTATTGCTCCTGTAGATCCTACAACAATTGAGTTTAAAATTGAGGGTGGGCGATATATACCTTATCAAGATCAAGGGAAAATAAAGCTGGATATTCCTACGTTTATATATGAGGGAATTGATGAAAGAATAGATGACCCTTATGGCCGTTCTCCTTTTACAAGTGTATTAACAATTATTTTATTTCAACTTCAGGTTTTAAATGATATTAAAGCTGTGGTTCATAATCAAGGATATCCTAGGCTTGATATTAAAGTTATCGAAGAAGTGCTTTTAAAAAGGATGCCAATGGCTGTACGCAATAATGAAGTTAAAAAAGAACAATGGCTCAGGGACAGGCTAAAAGAAATTATAGCTATGTACAATAGTTTGAATCCTGATGATGTATTTGTACACTACGATAGTGTTGAAATAGGGGAGGCGGGCGGTAAAGGTGGAGCATTAATTGATCCAGAGAAATTAATGCACGCTATAGATAATCTTATACAGAGTGGTTTAAAGACTTTATCTACAATTTTAGGTAGACGGAGCACGGGAAACACAGAGTCGTTTGCCAAGATAGAAATAAAACTTTATTTATCAGGGTTAGCGGGGATTCAAAAGTATATTGCGACAGTAATGGAAAAAATATTAACCTTGTATTTAAATATAAAAGGTAAACAAGGTATAGTGGAGTTTAGGTTTAAACCTATTGAAATTCGAAGTCAACTAGAACAAGAGCAATTCCGTGCTACTCAGCTTAATAACATAGCTTTCATGTATGATAGAGGATGGATTTCTCAGGAAGAAGCCGCCCGCATGGCTATTGGCCATGATCCCGTTTCTCCAGTACCTCTTGTTCAGGGTGGGGTGATTAGGAATGCGGATGGTTCTCCAGTTGGTCCTACTGTAGATAATAACCCATCTGCTAGTGGAAATACTGATAATTCTGATTCTAATTAACGAAGGGAGTTGGTGCTAGTGCCTGCTGAAACTTATCATGATTTTCCTTTGTCAGATGATTATAATTGGGATGCCGGTCAAGTTGAGCCTGAATTAAGACGGTGGGCTTCGAGCGATGGAAGTGGTGATAAAGAAAAAATAGATTGGACTAAACTAAAGCAGGTATATTTTTGGCATGATTCTGGAAAACTTGAGAACTTTGAACAACTTAAGTTTCCATATTGTCGCATTGAAGGTGGCCGCCCGCATGTTGTACACAACGCTGTACAAAATGCTTTAGCGAGAATAGAAGGTAGTAATATACCAGAATCAGATAAACCTTGTGTTAGACGGGTGGCTGAACGACAAATGAGAAGATTTAATCAAAGGAGGAATAGTTCAATGGGGAAACCTACAGAACAGCAGTTACAAATTATTAATAGTAAATTTAGTCAAACGCCACTTACTGCTGATGATTGCTTTGTATTTTCTAATCTTATGATAGATAACCTTCCAACAAGTTATTATTCTATTATTCAACCTGCGCTTTTAAATACATTTATGGAAGATACAAAACAAGGCATAGCTTTATTGCTTGTTCATAACAATAAAAAACTTCCTGTAGGAAGGTCATTTGATGCAAGGATTAAAAATGAATATGTAGCTGATGTTGGAAAAGAAGTTTTAACACTTTATGGTGATTTTTATATACCTCTTGGAATTGCTCTTGAGGGTGGAATGACAACTGATGATATAGCAAGAGGTATAGATACAGGCATAAATTTTGCAACATCCATTGGATTTAGCGCAAAAAGATGGGATTGCTCTATTTGCGGTAACGATATAAGAGATTACCGTGCTTGTCCTCATATACCAGGTAAAAAATATGCTGTAGAAAAAAATGGGCGGGATGTTGTAGAAACATGTTATGTACTTGTAGGTTCTGATGGAGAAGGGATCCTTGATGAAGACTCTTTTGTATTCGCAGGAGCATGTAGTAGAGCACGTGTAGTATCAAATTACTCAAAAGGTGTTAATGATTTTGATATGTTGTCTAAACTACACCTGATGGATGATTTTAAAAATATTCCATTAAATACAAAAATATACCAGTATTTCACTAAAGATGGTTCGGTGTTGTTTGTGGATACAGATAAACATACCGGCGGAAGTGAATTTTTAAAGAGAAGGAGTGAAGAGGAAGTGGAACTGGCTAAATTTAAGGAAGTATTGAGCAAAATGGGTATAGAATTTACCGATGAGAATAATCTTGAGTCTGCTATCAACAAGTTTGTACAAGGCAAAGTTGACGCTTATATTAAGTCTATAGCAGATTCTACCACGACTTTTGATTCGAGTAATTATGTAACAAAAGATGAGTTTGATAAGGTTATTAGTGAAAAGGATGCTACTATAACAGAACTGACGAAGAAAAATGAGGAATTGTTGGAAAAGGCAGAGCTTGCTGAGACTTATCGTAAAGATCTTATTAATAAAGCTCTGGAGGCGGGCATTAGGGCACAAGGAAATGTGTTCCCTAAGGATATGTTTGAGAAATTCCTTAATACCCTTACTATTGATGAAATTAAAAAGGTCATAGATGATTTCAACGCAGAATTTAACAGTAAATTTGAAGGGGCAAGAGTTACTGAATCTAAATCTTCTGAGAAAAGATTTAGTTCTGAAAAAGAGCCTACATCAAAGGACGATTTTGAATCAGAAGAAGAATTCAGAAATTACATCGCTGATAAGGCTGTAGAGTATGCAAGAGAAAATAAAGTTTCAATAAAAGAAGCTACAAAAATTCTTTATTCAAAGTTTAATAAGGATGGTGAAAAATAATGGCTGGCAAATACACTGGCACTCAAAGGACTTATGTATTAGAAGATAGTGCAATAAACAGATATACCGGCGTAACTTATGGAACTGTTGAAGGTAGTTGTAAAATACCGACTTCTGATAACGCTGTATTTCTTGGTGTAGTTGATAATGATGAGAGAATTAACGATCCGCTTAGGGCTGGAGGAGATCAGGCAGGTAGAAATATTGCTGTTCATATTGATGGGTATGGTGAAATAAAACTGTCTGGTAGCGTTAGTTACGGTGATATGCTTATTCTTGGTAACGGCGGGGCGGCTAAGAAAGTTCCTGCCACAGCAGGTCAGTATAATGTAATAGGTTTTGCTGAAAAGGCTGGTGCTGATGGAGAAATAATTCCTTTTAGAATTCAGCCATTCACTTACACCGTAGCATAGTTTAAGAAAGGAGATGGAATAACATGCCTGTAGCACAAAAAGTTCATGTAGATAAAATGCTTACTAACATTTCAGTAGGTTATAAAAATGAAGATTTTATAGCTGATGAAATATTCAAAGTTGTACCTGTTCAAAAGCAATCGGATAGATACTATGTATATGGCAAAGAAATGTTTAGGGTAACTGATGATAGAAGGGCACCTGGTACTTCTGCTAATGAAGTCGATTGGTCTCTGTCTGATGACACCTATTTCTGTGAAGGTCATGCACAGAGGCACTTTGTACCGGATGAAGCTATCCAGAACGCTGATGAAGAATTCGACCTTGAAGCTGAGGCTACAGAATTTGTAACGAACAAAATTCTCTTAAATAAAGAGAACTTTGCAGCACAGAAGCTTCTTGACTCAGATAATTATGATTCTGACCTTGTAGTTGCTACTGGTGGATCGGGACAGCCTGCAAAATGGTCTGATTATGAAAATTCTGACCCGCTTGCTCTTATTGAAGAAATGAGGGTGGCCGTACATCAGAAGTCAGGGCTTCCTGTAAATACTTTAATTTTATCACAGCCTGTTTACAGCAAACTCCGTATACACCCTAAGCTTGTTTCAGTGTTTAAGAATACTGATATAAGCATAGTTCCTCTCAATGTTATGGCTGAACTGTTTGAGGTTGATAGAATCCTTGTAGGTAAAGCCCTTAAGTCCACTGCAATTACTGAAGATGGTAATGATCCTCTTGGTTATATTTGGGGTAAGTCAGCTATTCTTGCATACATTCCGCCCAGACCTGCAAGGAAAACCCCTGCACTTGGTTACCAGTTCCAGTGGGTAAGGGGCGGACAGGGAGCCGTACAGGTAACTAAGTGGTATGACCAGGATAGAAAAGCTACTATAATTGAAGCTGAGCAGTATTACGATCTAAAAGTAGTGTCAAATGTAGCTGGAGTATTATTCCCTGATGTTGTTGCTTAATATTGAGACCCTCCTTATGATATAGCCCCCGCAGATAGGCTTTACCCGCCGAGTGCGGGGGCATTTGAATAGTTAACATAATTTTAAGAAAGGATTGGTATTATGGCGAGAAAACCTAAAAATATAGATGCAAACATAGATGAGGTTATTAACCAAGAAGTTAGTGTTGTTAATTCAGATGTTGTGGAAAATGAGTTTGAAGTTGATACGATTATTAGTGCTCAAGGTAATATAAAAAAGGCTTTTAATATTAAACTATCTCCTTATGTAAAACAACCTATTAGTTGTGAGAATTCTAAAGTAAAAATTACGAATTTAGGTTTTGGCGATGTGGTAGAGTTAAATTCCAAAAAAGTGCTTTTTACTGGTGATGCCGAGATTTTTGATTGTGATGTTATTGTTGAAAGTGCAAGTTTTCCTGTAGTACAAATAGAGATTTTTTAATTGGGTGGTGGGCTTATGGACATTCTTACATCTGGTTTTGAGTCTATTGTTCGCAGTAAATTAGGCGTGGATATATACGATTTACCTGATAGTGAAATTAATAATTCAAGGTTTCCAGAACAAGCAGAGTTAATTGTAAAAAGAAGGGTTCCTGATTATGCGTCTATCACAGATGATGCAGATAGGTTTTTTCTTGAAAATGCTGTAATTAACTATATTTGTTATCTTTTATGCCCCAGTCTTTCAAGAAGGCTTAATATTGAAGTTAAAACACTCGATACTTCATGGAAAAAGGATAAAATAGATTGGATAGAGTTTGCAGAGTTGTTCTTAAATAAGTTTGAAGAAGACTTGCTTAATATCCAAACAGTTCAAGTTATTAATATTGAATCTACGCTTGTAGATAAGGTATCGTTTGAATATACTCCTATCGGGAGCTGATAAAGATGATAGCTCATGATAAAAGAAAGATTATATTAAAAGAAGGTACGCCTGTTATTTTATACCCACCTACAGGTGCTCCTATTGAATCAAAAGCACTTATTGGTAGGGCTTCAAAACAATTTATGAATTCCCTTTCTCTAGAAGAAAATAGAAGGGGTTATTTTTTACCTGATGTTAATTTAGATAATGGATGGATAGTACTCAATAATACTACTGGAGAATACTATATTGCTATAGCTGTGTACCCTGAGATATATAATACTGAAATCCTATCAATAGCATCACATATGTTTGTTTGTAACGCAGTAATTGATATTTCAGGATTTAGTGAAGTTTGGGACGATTATGGTAATAAGGAAGTTACACCTGTTGTAAAAGTAAGCGGTAGTAGATGTTATTTACAGCATGTATCGGCAGAATTAAGACAATTCGATCCTGGGCTTCACCATGACGCTGAATACATTATTTATACACAACAGTGTGATGTTAATTTATTGGATACTATAAAACTTAAAAATAATTCTCCTGAAATAAATATGAAAATTGTTGATATAAATAATTTTTCATTTAATGGTATAACAAAATTACAGGTAAGGACTGATTCACGTGTCTAAGAGACCTTATAGACCGTTAAAAGCTATAAAATATGATTCTAATACAGCAAGATTTGGTGGAAAATATATCATCTTTCGAGCTGATTATTTTATAAGAGATCTAGGAAAAGTTGTTGAAAAGACCATTCAGCGTGTTGGAGAGTTAATAGTACAACAATCTAAACGAAATATTGCTGCAATAAGGTTTCACATTTATCCTATTAAACTTGCAGGATCTTCAGTCCCGGTGGCGGGGCTTAGAAAATTTGGTAAGGGATATGAAGTAACAGATAATTCAAGGAAGAAAGCTTTAATTAATTCTATTGTTCTAGGTGAAATAAAAAGGAGAGCAGATGCTAGAATTGGCGTATTGGTAAGGACAATGGTTTCAAATTTTAAAGATTCACATATTGGTATTTATTATGAATATGGTACTGGTCAGTATCAATCTGGTGGTTGGGTTGATGTAAAGGGTCAAAAGTATGAGCACAATCCTTTAAGGTCAGGTAATTATATTTATACAAGACCAGGACAGGTTTGGACTGATTTAGGTGGTAATACGAGAATATCTTCAGCAGGTAAGTTAAGGAGATTAGATGGATTTGCCGTACCAGCATATTATTGGTTTAGTAATGCTGTTAAAGAAGCTGATAAATCTTTTGTTAAGATATTTGAAGAAGAGTTTTCTGTATTAGATGTTCGTAAATATTTGCAAATTAAGTCTAAAATTATTCTCGGAGGGGGTAGATAAAATGGGTAATGGTTTATCAACAATAGCTGTATATAATGGTATATATAAATTATTATCAAACGATGTTGTTATTCTTCAGAAATTAGGACTTCCGCCCACACCAACAAATGAACAAAAGGGGCGGAAAATCCAAAAAAGAAGCAAACCTCAAGAACTTTCAGACAATCTTCCAATAATTACTTATTATACTCCTGGCGGCAATATGGATATTATAAATCAGAATGTATACAAACCATTATTTTATTTTGATATTTATACTAAGGATAATGTCAATCTGTCACATGAAATTGCTGAAAGAATATTTGAGTTGTTTGATGGGGTTGTTAATTGCTTCCCTAATCTCGAAAATGCAGAAGCTTCATTTATTGATGCACACGAGAGTGATCCTGGTCAACCTAATGTTTATTGCTTTACCTTAGAGATTCTTTTTTCAATAGCTGTGTAGTGTTACAAATTTTTGAAAAGTGCCTAATCTATCTCCAGAAACCGGTGTTGGATTTAATTTACGAAAGGAGATAGATTGGCATGGCAAGGAAAAATAAGAGTATAATTATTAATGGCGTAGGAACCTTCTTTGCTAAGGATAAAAATAATAATAAATTAATGCCACTAGGTTCGTTGCAAAGTTTGAGATTTGATTTTTCTGTAACAGAAGACCCTGTTTATGGTGGGGACGGGCTGTTTCCAATTGATTATGTAACTAGGGAGAAAAATGTAGGTGTGACAGCGACTAACGCTAAATTTGATTTGAACGTTCTAAGAATTGTAACTGGTGCTACTTTGTCTACTGCTTCTGGGTCTGATGCTTATAGATGGGTGCTGAACAAGATGGCTACTGTTAGAAAGACTGGTACAGATCCTAATTTTGTATATGAAGTAGATATATCAATAGACGGTTCTGTATTTACATTAGATCCAGCATTTTCAGTGATGGTTGCTGAGACAGGTGAAGCACTTACTGAAATTACTAGTGGAAATCCTGCTTCCGGTGAGTTTAAATATGACGGCGTGAATAAAAAGCTGTTGTTTAATTCTGATCTGGAAAATAAAATGGTTATGTACAGCTTTAAAGTGGCTGCTACCGATGTTGCATTTGCTGAGGGTAAAAAGATAGACCTCCCGATTCCTGTTACAGTTATTCATCAAGGTATGTTTAAGCAGAAAGATGATACGTGGCAGGGTATTGAAACTGAAATCAAGCTTGCAAAAGCAAGTGGTACATTTACACTTGATTTCGCAAGAGCTACTGCCAGCGCATCAACCATTACATTGAATATGCTTGATCCTGAAGATGGAACTTGCAGACTGTGGACAATGAAGAGATTTGAAACCTCCGCACCACCTTGTGTGTAATATAAATACCCCCTACCTTTTGCCAGAAGCCTTATCTTAGCGATAAGGCTTTTTGCTTTTTGTCTAATCTATATCCAGAAAACTAATAGAAAGGTAGGATTTGTAGTATGTCAGAGGAACTTAAGAGCGAAGTGTTAACGGAAGCAGAGAGTAAAAGAGTTGAAAGCGTATTTTTTGAGGATGATGCAGAGGTTAAATTAAGGGACGGTAAAATTTATAAAATCCCGCCCGCAAGCCTTAAAAATGCCAGAAGATTAATGCAGTTATTGAAAACTGTAAATACGGACATTGTTTTACTTAATTTTGCTCCTACAGGAGATACTGAAACTGATTCGAAAAGAGAAAATGATTTGTTTGAAATTTTATCTATTGCATTTATTAACTATCCAGAAGTAACGAGAGAATATTTAGAAGAATATGTTGATATAAAACTTGCCTCTGAAATAATTGACATTCTTATTGGATTAAACGGGATAAAAAAGTCGAAGCCTCAGCCAGCGAATCAGGAATAGTTGACGAAGAAACAAACCAGCCCGTTGACTGGGGCGAAATATTCTTTATGCTCCACAAACACTGTAATTTAAACAAATGGGAAATATATGATTATACTTTACCACAGATAACGGAGTTATTAAAAAATGCTCAAAAATATATCAGGTTTGAAATAGAAACTACAATGGCTCCATTTAAAGCCTTCGTTGGTGGTGGCGGGGAGGATGAAGTCAAGGAACTATCAGAAGAAGATTTAGATTTTATGGAACA